GACCGCGCGGTCTCGTGGCTCCGGCCCATGCTCGAAGACGTGCAAACCACGATCGTCGGGCACAACGTTTGTTTCGATCTCGGCGTTGCGGTCGCCGCAGATCCGACGCTGCTTCGGCCCGTGTTCGAGAAGTTCAAAGCCGGGCTGGTGCACGATACTATGACGCGCCAGCAACTCCTAGATATCGCCACCGGACAAATGAAATTCCATACGGACGAGGACGGCGAGCCGAAAAAGACGTCCTACGATCTCGCGGCGCTCTCGCTCCGGCTGTTGGACAAGCGCGTCCAGAAGAAAGACACGTGGCGCCTAAAATACGCCCTCCTCGACGGCGTGCCGCTCTCGCAATGGGAGCCGGAGGCGAAGGAGTACGCGATCGGTGATGCCGTCGTGACGGCGCAGATCCACGCGAAACAAGACGAGGTCGCGGGCGGCCCGATCCCGAACTCGGCCGAGCAGCACAGGGCGGCGTGGGGCCTCCATCTCCAAAGCGCCTGGGGGATTCGCACCGACGGCGCGGCGGTGAAGAAGCTACACGAGGAGCTGGCGAAGGACTACGCCGAGATGATGGAGGAGCTGAAGCCCACGGGTTTGCTCAAGGTCCAGCCCGCGCGCACGAACCGAAAAGGCGTGTTCGTGCCGGAGAAGATCTCGAAGTCCATGAGCGTGATTTACAATCGCGTCGTCGCGGCGTACGAGAAGAAGGGCGAGGCCTACCCGCAGACGGAAAAGGGTGGCGTCTCGACGGCGAAAAAGACGCTCGTGGAGTCGGGCGATCCGGATCTGAAAAAGCTGTCCGAGGCCGGCGCGACGCAAAAACTTCTCACCACCTACGTTCCCGTGTTGGAGTCGGGCACACGCTGGCCGATCAACCCCCGCTATAACGTGCTGGTCGAGACGGGCCGGACCTCGTGCAGCAAGCCCAACATTCAGAACCCGCCGCGCAAGGGCGGCGTGCGCGAATGCTTCATCCCGCGGCCGGGCTGGGTCTACGTCTTCAGCGACTACGATACGCTGGAGTTGCGCGCGCTGGCTCAGGCGTGCCTTGACATGCTCGGGCGCTCGGAGATGGCGGAGGCGCTCCGACGCGGCGAGGATCTACACCTCTCGCTGGCGGCCGAGATGTTGGGGATCCCGCTGGCCGAGGCCAAAGCCCGTTTTGATGCCGGCGACGCCGAGGTCAAGGAGTACCGCCAGCAAGCCAAGCCGGCAAACTTCGGCTTCCCCGGGGGGATGGCGGCCGCGAGCTTTCGAGAGTACGCCGAGGGCTACGGCATCTCCCTCACCGAGGAGCAGGCCGAAGAGATCCACGAAACGTGGTTTCGCGCGTGGCCCGAGATGCGCGCCTACTTCGGGATCATCAAAGGCCTAACGGAGGTCGAGGAACCGATCCGCCAGCTCCGGTCCGGCCGCATTCGCGGAGGGGCGTCGTTCTGCGCGGCGGCTAACGGATTCTTCCAGGGGCTCGCGGCCGACGGGGCGAAGTCGGCCGTATGGCGCGTGGCGTGGGAGTGCTACGTTGACGCGTCGAGCCCGCTCTACGGGTGCCGGCCGGTCTTCTTTATTCACGACGAGATCGGCATGGAGGTCCCCTACAAGGCATTCGGCCCCGAGCGCTCAGCGCGCGCCGCGGATCGCCTGTCCGAGGTCATGCGCGAGGCGATGCAAGAATTCATCCCGGACGTGCCGATCGGCTGCAAGCCCATCATGGTCCGGCGGTGGTTCAAGGGCGCCGAGCAAGTCAAGGTAAACGGCCTCTTGGTCCCGTCGCGGCCGGTGGTGACGGAGAAGGAAGGCAAGAAGCGCACAGCGTGGGTGGCGGACCTAGACGGGTTAGCGGCGTAAAATTTTACGCTTTTAAGCGGCAAGAGCTAAGCGCTTAGGGTATGCTGTTTCTTGTGGCTTCGATGGTGATCTCGGCGGTTCGGTCGCCCCGGTTCTTCCCGTCGGTGATGATGGGCCTTCAGGTTCTGGCCTCGGTCCGTTACGTCGCGGCCGGCTCGTGGGCGCAGGCCGGATATTGGGCCTTCGCGGTCGGCCTCACGGCGACGGTGACTTTCGGAATGGGGGCGAAGTGAGCGCGGCCGCGCACACCGTCCTGTGGGTCGTGGGCGAGCCCGGGATCGGCAAGACGACATTTTGCCGGAAGCTCTTCACGAGCTACGGGCCGGAGCTGGCTAGGATCGCGAAACCGAAGTGGACGATATTCGGACCACCACGCGGCTCGGTCGAACACATATCGCGGCTCGACGTGTGCGCCGCCGTCGGACACTGGAACGGCCACAACTTCGACGGCGGTGACTCCGTACCTCCGTCGGACATAAAGCCGGCGATCGGGTTCTACGAGGAGCGACTCACTACCTACAAGCTCGTTATATTCGACGGCGACAAGTTCGCCAACGGCAACGCGGTTACGGCCGTGCGGGAAGCTCTGAGGCGAAAGGGCGAGATCGCGGCCTTCTCTCAGCGTACCTATCAGCTCGTGTGTCTGCACCTCGTCGGAGAGCGAGCCGCGAATGAAGGGCGCTGCGCCCGCGGCTCGATCCAAAGCGAGATATGGGTGAAGGGCCGGCGCACGAAGTCAGCGCGCTTTGCCGAGCGGTTCGCCAAGGAATTCGGTCCGGTGATTACGATCTCGAAAGAAAGGATCGGAGACGATGTGGGCCTATCAGCGTGACGTGCTTGCTTTTCACGTCAAGTTCGGATCGGGAATCGGAAACGTGAAACGCCCGGCCGTGCACAACGGCAAGTTTCGCTCCGACTTCATCCACGAAGAGACCCGCGAGTTCGTGCGCGCGTTGAAAGACGACGACGCGATCGAGATGGTCGACGCGCTCTGTGATCTCCACTACGTGACGATCGGAAGCGGCATCGAGTTCGGGATCGACATGACGAAGATCGTCGCGGAGTTCGTCGACACCCAACGCCCCGATCCGGACATGGCGCTGATCGACCACGCCGACGAATGGATCGAGCGCTTCCGGTACGGGGCGAAACGGTGCGAGCAGGAGATCGCGAGCGGCGACATCAAGGCGGTATCCGCGGCGCTGGCGGCGGAGGTCGTCCTGATCCGAGACGCGGTCCGCGCGTGGGGGATCAACCTTCGGCCGTTCTGGAAAGAGGTCCAGCGGAGCAACATGGCCAAGGTCCCGAGCGGCCGGATCGACGTCAAGACGATCAAGCCGCCGGGCTGGCGCAAGCCGGACCTGGGGCCGATTCTGATCGCGCAGTATGAGGCGGCCGCCTCCTACGGGTCCGCGAGGGTGGTGAACGCGTGAGCGCGGCGGCCGCGCCGTCGTCCCGGCTTTGGCTTTCCTCCGGCCGCGTCGTCGACGTCCTTCGCCCGCGCGTCTATGACGTCGACTTCAACGACATCGCCCATGGGCTAGCCCGCGTCCAGCGGTTCGGCGGACAGGCCCATTCGGAGTTCTATTCTGTGGCTGATCACAGCGTGCTCGTGTCGCGTCTGTGCTCCCCGAAGAACGCGTTGCTAGGGCTCATGCACGACGCCTCCGAGGCTTTCATCGGAGACGTGGTTACGCCGCTGAAGTCTCAACTTCCGGCGTACTATGACATCGAGGAGCGATGGATGCTCGCGATCGGGATCGCGCTCGGGGTGGGAGACGCGCTCGTGCACCTACCCGTCGACGTAAAGATCGCGGACATGCGCGCCCTTCAGACGGAGCGTCGGGACCTGTACTCACCGCCGCGGAAGGACGAGAGCGGGATCCAGCCGGCGTCGTGGAAGGTGGTAGGGCTCCGCCCGAGTCTCGCGGAGAAGCTCTTCCGAAAGCGGTTCAAAGAGATCACGGGGGTGGCGCTGTGAAAATACCGTCGGACAAGCTCATAGCCGCATGCCGCGCCTTCGTGACCGCCGGCAAGGATAGGGATCAAGCGGAATGGTCGCGTGAGCGGATCGAGCGTTACGAATCCGCCCGCGCGATCGTAGCGCTCGCCGATGAAAACGCGCGGCTGAGGCTGGACAACGGCATTTTAGAGACGGCGCTGGAGTTGGAGCGAGAGGGCGCCGAGCGCGTGGCGGAGAGTCTCGGCCCTCGTGGGATGAAGCTCCTGGGTCTCTACATGAGAGCGAGTGCCTTCGTCTCGAAGCTCAGAGGGGTGGCGCTGTGACCCGCCAGATCGCGACGGGGCGCGCCGGGCGCTCGTACGAGATCACGGCCGACGGCCCTTCCTACGCACCTTGCGTGCTCACGATCGACAACGATCGAGGTCGGTACCAGCATTTTCCGACGATGGAGGAAGCGCGTGAGGAGGCCAGACGACGGGACGCGATCCACGTCTCGGAGAAACGCGGCTGCATCGGGGCCGACCTCCCGCTGGTCTGGACGACGGTGCCGGCGTGAAGCGCTGGACGAACGACTACGGCGACGTGCCGCGCTGGTACTGGATCGTGGCGCTGGAGATGCGGCTCGAAGAGTACCGGCGCGGGTTGCGCGATGGGGCCGTGCTCGGGCGCCCGCGGGCGGTTCTGATGGCGATAGCCGCGATGGCGGCGGGGTTCGGCGGATGACCCGCGCCGAACGCCAGATCCGCGCCGCGGCCGCAGACGTGGAGATCGAGATCGAATCCGTCGAGTGGGAGCCGCTCGGCAAGCCCGTCGCGCCCGGCTCCGGACCTTCCGGCGGCTGGCTCGTGATTGAGAGGCCGCGAGACGATGGTGCGCCGGGCGAGTGGTTCACCGGCTATAGCGTGGGCGAGGTGTCGGAGGCTATCCGGCGCCGGGGGAAGCTGCGCTGGGAAATCGAGCGCAAGGCGGCGATCGCGCGGGTGCTGCATTGAGCCCCGCCGCGGAGGTCGTGCCGCGGAAGCCGGCGACGCGCGCCAAACTCACGAGCGCGCAGGTACAGGAGGTCCGCACGCGCCACTCCCGCGGCGAGAGCTTCGCGGCGCTCGGGCGCGCGTTCGACGTATCGGCGTCGACGATACGTAACGCGGTGATCGGGAAGACCTGGAAGGACGTGCCCGTAGCTTACCGAAGGACGACGACGCCATGACGGGCCGCACCTTCCTCACGGTCGAAGAGGCGGCCCGCCTCTTCAAGGTCTCGACCAAAACGATCCGCCGCCGCGTGACCTCGGGCGAGTGGCCACACGTCCGAATAGGGCGACAGATCCGTATCGAGCTGGAGGCTATCGCAGGTCGATCCGGGCCAGCATCTCCGACGGTGTCTTAGCGCTGAGGTGTGCGTAACGCTGGGTGGTAACCACCGACGCGTGGCCCATGATCTGAGACAGGCGGTAGATGTCGAGCCCGGCGAGCACCCATTGAGACGCGAACGTGTGGCGGCCGCTTTGGTACCACGTCATGGACGGGAGCTTGAGACGGGCGAGCGCTTCGGCTAGGGCGCCCTGGACCGTGCCGGCGCCCATGTGCGCCTTGCCGCGCCGGAGCGGTGGCACCACGAGCGGAGAGACGCACAGCGCGCGCCATTCTTTCAAGAGCGAGACCAGACCGGGAACGAGCGGCACAGAGCGCGGCCGGCCCGACTTCGGAGGCCCGAGCTTGCCGTGCCGGACTTGGTGCCGGATCTTCGCGGTCCCACGCTCTAGATCGACGTCGGCCCATTCCAGGGCGAGCGCTTCGCCAGGTCTTAGCCCGGCCGCGGCCGTCAAAGCATACGCTACGTTCATGGGTCGAGGGAGAGCCTTGACGATCTTCGCCACGTCCTCCGGCCGCTCGATGAAAGGGGTGGAGGTCGGATCGTGCTGCGATCGGAGCTGGCGGCGCTCGCTCGGATTGAGCCCGGCGAGGTACACTTTGACCGGGTTCGCCTCTGTGTGTCCCGCTCGGATGGCCCAGCGGTAGAAGGCGGAGAGCGTGTAGAGGACGCGCTCGACTGTCGCCGGATCCAGAGGCTCCACGGCCGGACTAGCCCCCGCCGCTCGCGCGCCCTTCAGAAGGCGCACCTTGAGGGCCTGGACGTCCGCCGTCGTGAGGTCTCCGATCGGGCGCGCCTCGACCACGGGGGCGAGGTGGCGGCGCCAGCGGTTCCGGTCGTCACCGATCGAGCGCATGCCCTCGCGATCCTCGAACCACCGCGCCACGAGGTCGCCGATCGTCACGCGCCCGGCCGGCGGCCGCGGGGTCCCAGGCCGGCCGGCGGCGAGGTTGGCGGCGATCTCGGCGGAGGCCTGCTCGGCTTGGTCCCGCGTGAGGAACCCGCCGCGCCAGCGGCGCGCGCCGTCCTCGGTATACTTCACGCCCCAAAGGCGCCCGCTCTTGACGATCTGTCCCCTGCCCTTCGTTCTCCGTCGCTTCGGCATGGGCGGAATAAGACCAGGATAGGGAAACGCGGTCAAGTCCGCCGCGCAAGTAGGCGAAAATACTAGCGCTTTTCAGCTAAGTGAACGCCTTCGTAAACCGTTGGACGGGGTTTCGATTACCCCCACCGGCTCGGCCTTTTCGCAGGATCCGCGGGCGCTTACAAAGCACGGCGAGTGGACACTAGCGGACGCGTTTGGACTGACTTGGACGCGGATAGGGAAGAGATAAGGAAAAAATCCTTACGTGTTTGCCCTCCCCTGCCCCGCTCCTTTAGGATGCCCGCCCATGCGAACAGCTGGAGCCGTCGAGGGCATCGTGTCGGAATTCGTGGACCGTTTGACGAGCGTGATCGAGGACGCGGCTCGGACGCGCGTGCGCGAGGTGATGCTCTCCGCGATGGGTGGCTCGAACGGGCTGGCGCCGAAGAGGGGCCCCGGCCGGCCGCCCGGACGAAAGGTCGCGGTCTCTCCCCCGGCCTCGCCCCCGGCCTCTCCCATGCGGCTCTGCCCTGTGCCTGGGTGCAAGAACACCGCGGCGCCCGTGTTCGGGATGGTCTGCGCGCAACACAAGGACCTCCCGAAGTCCGTGATCAAGATGTATCGCGCCGAGCGGAAGGCTAAAGCTCTCGCGAGGGTTGCGGACTAGGGCTCGCGCCGGCCGGCGCGCTTCCAGGTGACGCCGTTGACAGCTTCCCACAACGTCGACACGTTGACTCCGAAGCGGGCGGCCAACTTGGTGAACGAGTGTGCTTTCGGATCCTCCGCGTGTAGGCGTCGGCATTCAACTACGATCGAAGCCGTCAGCTTCGAAATCGGAAACTTATCTCCGTGCGCGACGCTATCCGGGCGCGTGACGGAGCCGTGCCGCGCGCCCCGCGCACTTCGGCCCTTGCTGGACGCGTCTTGCATGTTGGCGTCGTGCGAGCCTTCGGATAGGTGGCGTTCATCGCAACAGGCGCGATAGTCGCAAGAATGGATCGTCTCTTTCCCGTCCTCCAGCGCTCGGCCTAGCTTGCGTTCGAGGAACCATCTGGGCGCGGTCGTGTACCGGCCGCCTACGCGAAGGTTGCCGTAGCCGTGCGAGCCGATGGCGCCTCCCCATACGGCGAAACCGAGGTGTGGCACGCCGTCCGATCCGGGCGTCGGGTCATCGTAGCGGAGCTTTGAAAAGATGCGCGCCACTCTTCGCCGGATCAGCTCGCTTTCGGATAGCGCCCGGCTCACAGTCTACCGATGTGAAAAAGCCCCAGCGCGATTCCGTCGATCACATTGTGCAGCTTCGAGGCCGGCAGTTTGGGAATGCAGGCACGCTCATCCAGCGAGAGCCGCGCGTTCGCGCGTTCGTGGTGAATCTTCTTGGGCAAGTTTTTTTTCCAATCAAACGGCAGATAAACGGACGTAACCGCCCCGGCGAACGCGGTGCAGATCGCGCCCACGACCGCAGTGAGGTGGATCAAGTCGTTCGGGTCGGCGCCGCGTTTCTCCTCGCGCTGGGAGCCCCGTGGGTAGACGCGCGGCATCTCGATCGCGAGATCCGTGATCGGCCCGTAGGGCTCGGCCCATAGCGCCACGGCGCGCGCCATGGAGAGGAAGATCTCCGCGCGCTCGGTCGGGCGCTGCATGTCGAGCGCGTCCGGGTCGGCGGTGCCATTCAGGCGCTCCGTCAAGCTCGACCGCGGCGCGCCGGCCGGGAAGCCGGCGGCGATCAGGCGTTCGTCTCGGAAGATGGCGCAGCCGCAAGATCGTAGACCGGGGTCGACCGCCAAAAGAGACACGGGTCAGTCCTTTCCGAGCACCATAGCGAGCGCGATCAAAGCCGCGAGAACCCACATGGCGATCACGGCCGGAGGGACCTCGTGCATCACGCCCACGATTCGACGGGGAACGGCGCGGGCTGTCCGTCCTTCTTGACGTTCTTCGCCGTCCACACGGCGATCCGCATCGCCAGCTTGAAGGAAGGCCGCGCCTTCGCGTGGGCGATCATCGAGACGTAAGAGGGCGTGATGTCCAGGCCCTCGGCGATCGTCTCGCGTTCGATTTTGTGGGCCTTGAGGTAGCGCCCGAACTTGGAAAGGCTTCCGGACCAATCAGGTTTCGACATGGCGTAAGAAAATCTTATCACGTTAGAAATTCAGCGAGGTCGCGTTATTCGGCCTGTTTTGCGGTACACTCGCGCGATCCCGGCCCGACCTAAGGCGTTAGGTCTTGCCGCGGCCGGCTCTCGGGCCTGCTGTGTTTCGCTGTGTCCCGCTGTGGTCTCGTGTAGGTTGTGGATTTTCTTGGACTCTTCTCCGTTTCCCGTCGGTGACTCGGGCCGCGACGGTGTTAAGCTCTAAACAATGTCTCCCATAGTCGACGCCTTAACCGAGTTCGATGACGAAGAAGTGACAGCGGTAGAGGACACCGGGAAGATCAAGCCGCGCTGCTCCCGCCGCCCGACAGACGCCGAGATCGAGCGCATCACGCTCCAGCGCCCGGCCGGCGCCGCTGTTCGGTTCGAGGGGGCCGGGGCCCTGGCGGAGGCGCAATTGATGCTCGACGCGTGGGCGGCCGCGAGGGCTGGCGCCGGTCTCCGGCGCGGGCAAGACGCGGTGAAATTCTCGGTCTATTTCGGTGATGGGCTGGTCTACTCGGGAGAGATGCACATTCGCCGCCAGCGCGATCGCAATCTGGTGCGTCACCTGCGCAAAGAGGAGAATTTCCGCGCGGCGTTTTGCCCGGACCTTGATTCGAAAGCGGCGGCCGGACTCTTCGCGTTGTTCGCGGCCAGCTACCGGATCTGCTTCCCAGGTCGCGAGCAATCGGGCCAAGGCCCGCAACCCCTCTTGAGCGAGTGCACGGCGTGAGCAAGAAACCGCCGTCCGAGAGAGAGAAGATCGATCGAAAACTGGCTCGGCTCGCCGCCGAGGGCAAGCTCGTAACTCCGTACGGCTCGGGCAAGACAAAGACCTTGGCGGGCGAGATCAAGAAGCGCGAATGGAACGCGGAGCACGCCGCGGAGATCAAGGCCGGCAAGCTCGTAGCGTTCACCGTTGACGAGCTGTTCATCGCGGCTCAGGAGCGCATCGCAAAGGCCGCCGCGCTGAAGCCGCCCAAGCCGGCGCCGCCTCCGGTAGAGACCGACGCCGAACGCGAGCGAAACGCCCGCGAACGCCTACGCGACAGTGGTGCGCGTCTCGATCAGCGCCCGCCGAAAAGCCCATTCGCCGCGTCAAACTGGCGTGGTGGGGGCTGGCGTGGGGGCGGCGTTTTAGGCCCTTAAGGTTTCGCGCGCTCGTGCCGATGTCTTGATCATGAAGACGCACACGACTCTCACCGCTCTTTTCCTGGTCTCCCTCGTTGCCTTCGGGTGCAGCTCGCCCGAAGGCTCCTCCGACGGCGCGGGCGGCGGGTCCTCCGGGACCGCTGGCGCGGCCGGTTCGATGGCCGGAAGCGCGGGCGCCGCGGGAGCACCGCAAGCGGCCGGGGGTGCTGTAGGAACCGCGGGCGCCGCCGGTTCGATGTCCGGGACGACTGGCGCTGGCGGAACCGCTGGCGCCGCCGGTTCGATGTCCGGGACGGCTGGCGCTGGCGGGACCGCGGGCGCCGCGGGCGGCTCCGCTGGCTCCTCCGGAGCGGCGGGCGCGGGCGGCGCGCCGGCACCCACGGGCAAGGCCAACGGCGACACGTGCGACGTGTCGAGCGCGTGCGCCTCCGGGCTCTGCTGCTTTGCCGGTGGCTCGGGCACCTATTGCGAGGCGGGTCGGTCCGCGTGTGACATGGGCGGCGGTGTAACTCTCACGCCCACGAGCAGGCCAGAGACCGGCATCGACGTGCCTTGTCGAACCGCCGCCGATTGCGGCGCGTCCCTCACGGCCGATCACGCGGTCTTGAAGTGCTCGGGCTACGTGGCGCCGAAGCGCGGCACGGCCGAGGTCCTCGGGTTCTGCGTCCGGTAAAGCGAACGACCACGAAAGGAAATGATCCATGCGAAGGCTACTGATCCCCGCGCTGCTGATCGCGGCGTTCCTGGCCGGCGGCGTCTCGCCCGTGCGGGCTGACCTCGGCTCGGCTGCCGTCTCGGACGTGACGAAGTGGCTCGAACGGATCTCCGACTCGCTCAAAGAGATCGCCCGACATTCGGACCGGGAGGTCCGGGTGGTCTGCGAGTGCAAGCCGTGATCCTCACACCGGACGAGCGGCGACGCCTGAACGAAGGGACGCTTTCGGATATCGAGCGAGCACGGATCAAGAAGCGCGTGGAAGAGATCCCGATCGAGACGCTGGCCGATGCCGTCATCGCCAAAGCGGAAGGGGCCGGAATGAGTCTCTTAGAATTTCTTGCGAAGGGCCTAGTAACGAACTAGGGACTAAGTGTTACACTGTCTAGACCTTAAGGCTTGGCATGGTGCTATGGCCCGGGTGAAGCGAAAGGAAGGGTATCGATGCTGCACGGTTTGAAGAAGTTCCTCTTAGGTCTCGCGATTGTGGCGATCGTTTTCATGGCGCTCGGCTTCTCCCCGCGCACGGCGAACGCTATGCGTTGTGCACAGCCCGATCCGTTCGGCGGGTGCTTCGCTCCGCGTCCCGATTACCCGCCGGGCGGGCGGGACTGCACCGGGTCGCCCGGCGCGGGAGAGGTCAACATCTTCACCGGTCCCAACCGAACCGGCTGGTGCGTGACGATTCCGGCTCGATTCGGAATGTGGAACCTGAACAGCACGAACGGTTGGTATAGTCCCTTCTACGTCAAGACGATCGACGTCGGATCCGGCGTGACGAATGGGTGGATGTGCAAGGGGCCGAACCTGACGGTCGCCTGTTACGTTCTTTACTCGCCGACTTGGTATAGCTACACCAATCCGCCGTACGGTACGACTGAGCCGGGCTGGCAGTCGCTCTACGTCGGGGACTAATTCTCTTCCGAACAAAAGCCGCTAGAAGGGGGCCCGGTCGGCTAACGCGCTGACCGGGCCTTTCTTTTTTGTAGGCCGCGTAAGAAATAGTTACGCGCTTAAAAGTTAGCATGCTAAGCTCGGATCCAATGGGCGAGGTCATGTGGAAGGGAAGCCCGTCTCTGCGGACGCTGTTGGTTTCCCTGGCCGATCTGGACGAGGACCCTCGAAACGTCCGATTGCACCCGCAAAGCAACCTTGACGCGATCGGTATGAGCTATCGGACCTTCGGTCAGGTTAAACCGATCGTGTCGTGGCGCCCGGCGCCGGGGGCACGCCTGATCGCCCTCGCCGGTAACGGGACGATCCGGAAGCTTCGCGCGATGGGCTGGACCCACGTAGCGGCGGCCGAGTTCATCGGCAGCGAGGTCAACGCCCGCGCGTACGCCATCACGGACAATCAGGTCCCTTTGATGGCGGAGTGGGACGAGCCCGCGCTCGCCGCTGAGATGGCATGGATTCAACAGGAGTTCCGGCCGGCTACGGACTTCGGCGCCGACGTCGGCGCGAGCGCGGCGGATTTCACAGACCCTCCCGAGTGGCAGGGGGAAGACGTTCCGGCCCCGCCGAAGCCGCCCAAAGAGGAGCGCCCGCCGACCGATGCCGCCGCGAACACGCGTAAGGCGCTGATCGATTTCATCACGGCGTATATCGGCCAACTGGCGCCCGGGTGCTCCTGCAACGAGGGCGGCTCGTTGATGGGCGAAGACGTGCCCGAGCTAGTCGACGCGCTTCTCACCAACCGCCTTTGGAAACGAGGGGGCCTCTCATGAGAACGGGTTTCAAGCGCGCGCCGGTCGAGCCGGTGAAGATCGATCAGGTTTTCCAGTACGGTCCGAACTACCACCGCGGCGGGCGCTTCCTAGTCAAGTCGCGCCTGCCCGGCGGGCTGTGGCTCTGCCAAGAGCTTCTCGGCGGCGCGCCCGAACGCAAGTACACGACTGACGACATCCTTCACCTGTCCACCCTCACGCAGATCCAGCCCGGCCAGCTTTGGGAGGATCACTCGCGCCGGGTGTGTACGATCCTGGCACCCCTGTTCGGCTACCACGACGGGTGGAAGTTCAGTCGGGAGGACCTTGGGGATCTGCCGACGTCGGCGTTCGATCCCACGATCTTGGCATGGACGCTGATCGACGCCTCGGCCGCCAAGGGCGGGACGTGCCCGCTGTGCGGGAGCCGCGGGGCGCCAAGCTTCAACATGTTCGAGTGCTCGAATTCTTCGTGTCGGAATTACCGGGCGCCGCGCCCCTGAGAAAGGACTTACCCGATGATCCACGTTGTGGGCCTGTTGGCACGTGCTGGGCACGGAAAGACCACCTTAGCGCGCTACCTCGAAGCGCGATACAAAGTCAAGATCGTATCGCTGGCATCGCCGTTGAAGAAGATCGCAAAGGCGGTCTTCAGCTTCACCGACGAGCAGCTTTACGGCACCCAGTCACAGAAGGAAGCGATCGATCCTCGCTATGGATTCTCGGCGCGAATTGCCTTGCAACGTCTCGGAACCGAGGGAATCCGCGAGAACCTCGGCCCGGACGTCTGGTGTGAGTCCCTGCGAAGGCGTGTGCGTGAGGACTTCTTGCTCACGCCTCCCGCCAACGACATCACGCCGCGGCCAGGCGCCATTTACGCGGTGGATGACGAGCGGTTCCCCAACGAGGCGGAGTTTATCGTCAAGCTGGACCAGCGGGACGAGGCGCCGCGCATGGTCGGCCACAACTTCAAGATCGTCTGCACGGACGCGCCGCCGTCCGGTAACGACAACCACCCGAGCGAGGCCGGGATCGACCTCGTGCCCCCGGAACACCTGAGCGCCACGATCGTCAGCTCTCGGGCCTTGGGGATCGACCACCTGATCGGCCAATTCGAAGAGGCGCTCTCGGCCCCGAGCCTTTCCGGCCTCCGGAAGGCCCTTAGAGAGAACGGGCGCACCTAGCTCATGGGTGAATTCGAGCCGCCTCGTGTCGGACAGTTCCTCCGGGACGAGGCGGAGGCGACCCCGGCCGCGCCGCCCGCCCGCCCCGAGTCTCTGCCGCTGGCGCCCGGCGACCCCCTCTGTCCGGCGTGTTGTCACGCACCGGTTTGCGCTGTGGCGGCCGCGATTCGAGTCCTGGGAGCAGAGGGCCAGATCGTAGTCTCGCGCTGCCCGGCGTTCGAATGCCTGCCCGAGGGCGCCGAGCCAGAGCCGGTCGGCTAAGGCTGCCCGTGCGTACAAAGAGGGTCGAGCATGTGCTCGCAGTAGCACGCCGATCCCTCTTCATCCGGCTCGAAGGCGTCGAGCGGCAGCGTCACGACCTCGCCGGCCCGGACCTCGGCGATGCCCCTCTGCAAAGCGGCTAGCGACTCGTCCGAAATCTCGCGCTCGTGCTGCGGAAGGTCGGTCCGATCCGCGAGAGGGAAGCTCGGCTCCAGGAGCCCGTCCGGATCCGTCGACGCGGCGGACTCGCGTCGCTTGTAGGCCTCCACGGCGTGCGTGGCGATCGAGGCCGCGCTCGCGGCGTTGCCGGCGGCCTTGGCCGCCTCGGCCTCGTGGAGCCGCTCGGCCGCCTTGTGAAAGAAATACTCGAAGCCGAGATCGATCAGAAGCTCGGCCGCCTTCGCCCCTAGCGTGAGGCCGGGGATCCCGAGCAGCTTCGCGCAATTCAGCACGGCGTCGATGACGCCCTGCGCGTCGTGCGGTAGGTCGTGCTCGGACATCGGGGCCTCAGACGCCGCGGGTATCGGCGAGCGCGGCCTTGGCCGCCGCCGCATCGGTCACGGCGTTCGCGGTGGATTTGCCGTGGGTGTAGCGGGCGACCAGGAGGGCGGCGACCGTCAGCCATTTTGCCCAGCGTGAGCCGGGCGGGATGACGGAGTCCAACTGGCCGGTCGCATACACGGCGAAGAAGCCGATCAGCAACGTCAACAGCCCGGCCAGCCAGAGGCGAAACCGCACGGCCACGACCTCCATCGCATCGAGAACTTCTTTGACCTTCGCGGAAAGCATAGCTAAGAGCTTAACACGACCCGCGCGACCGCTATTGTGAAACGCGACCGCCTCGAAGCGGGATCACGTCCGGATCCGTGAATTCGCAAGTCCACGTTTGCGGGGAGCCCTTCTTGACCCGGCAGTTTGCGCCCGAACGGATGGCCGTCGCGTTGCGCCGGATCGTGGCTTCCAGATCCGAAATTCGACTGTCCATCTCCGAGCGAACGTCCCGCACGTAGGCCACGCCGTCACCCTTGAGCGCCTTCTCGGCGTCCACGTGGATCGTGCTGTTGGCGAGGTGCCCGCTCACCTGATGAATGTAGAGCCCCGTCGCGATCGCGATGCTGGCCAGCCCGCCGAACAGAGCGAGCACGACCGGCAACGGCACATGCATGTTGAGGATCGAGACGCCGCGCGCCTTCTCTTCGAGGCGCGCCTTGCGCTCGGCCGCTAGCTCATCGGATATCCCGCGTAGATGCGCGGAAAGATCCGAGATCGATAGCTCCAGCTCGCCGGTCTGAGACATAGCTTAGTTGACCCGTCGCTCTATGCTGGCTTGGGTGAAGAGGGCCGCCACGGCGTCGTTTCGGGCCTCGCTGCTTTCGGAGCGATGGCTCTCTACGGCGGCGACCGCCCAATCCTTCGCGCGGACCGCCTTGACGAACTTCGGGAAATGGGCCTTCAGATTGCCGGCGCCGACCTGGAAAATCACGTCCAGACATCCGAGCTTCGCGGCGTCCGGGAACGAATCGAAGTCCGGGAAGAGCTTACGGAGCTGCCCTTCGAACTCGGCGACGGAGGCCTCAAATAGCGCGACGATCGCCTCCTCCGAAAGGCGGCACGTGCTGAGGTGCGAATAGGCGTCGGCACGCAGGCCGCCCGTCGCGCCGGCCACGCGCTTGTAGTCGGCCGTGATCTCGGCGACGGTCGCTGGGCGATCGCCGATCGTGAACGGAAGGGCGAGCGCCTGACTAAGGGTAACGGCCTTGCCGATGCCTACGGTTACCCTCGGAGGTGAGGCGGTATCGAGGTAGAGGAAGGGCTTCTTACCCTCGTGAGCGATCGTGCGCTCGCGAAGATCCGTCAGATCGAGGCTCACCTTTTGCTGCCCTTCTTGCGCTCCTCGACCTTCGGCGCGGGCACGACACTCGCGTCTGCCGGCGCGGCCCCGGCCGCGCCCCGTGGCGCTCGGCTCCTCCCGTGGAAAGGAATTCGGGTCTTTCGCTCAGCGGCCATCTGGGCCGCTTCGTTCGGAGTACGCTCAGCCTCGCGCAGCGGTCTAGGACGTGGGCCTCCTGCCGTGATGGGCGGCAACCCCGGGATCGTCCCCACAGGGCCGCTCAGTTCTCCGATCTGGGCCGGGACCCGCGTGTCTTTTCGAATCGCCTCGGCCGTCGCCGGATGGAGCTGACCCTTTCCTTTGAGATGCTGCGCCAGCGCGTTGACCTTCTTGCGGTGGTGCGCCAACTCTTCCGGAGCCGAGTCGAACGTCTGATTGAGCGCCTCGACGGCACCGCACTGAACGCAGGCCGGCAAGACAATCAGGTTCGGATCGGAAACCAGATCCCCATCATGGTGCCCAAGCACCAGAAGCGCGCGCGGAACGGAGGCCGTGCCGCCGCAGTTGGCGCACTGCTGAATCACTGCCGCGATCGGGGAATCGATTATGTCGAGAATGGGCATTGAGCTTTCCCTCTTTTGGGCTTACTGCGTGGCGGTGTAGAAGCGGCGTGCCGTGAACGCGGCCGCCGACGAAGCGGTCACGACGAGATCGAACCCGTCGGTGCGCAGGTTCGTGGTCGACACGGAGCTGACATTTGTTTCGGAGCCTCCGCTCACCGTCGTCACAGACGACGGTGTAGACGTAAAGCGACGCGGGAATTGACCGGAGGTGATCGCGCTCGTGGCCGCATTCCCGGATCCCATACCCAAGGAAACGTAGCCTGTCTGCACACCGTTGCCGCGCATGTTGCCCGAGAAATCACCGAACGAGAATTGACGTTGTGCGGTCGAGTTCGTCAATTCCTGATAGGTGTCCCATCCAGAGTTAGAGATATTTGCATCGCTCCACGTGCCGGCGGTTGTGTCAAACCGCATCTCGAAAGTGAAACCGTTAGTCCTGCACGTGAATCGCGTCGCCTGAAGAGTGGTTGTATCGGGCGCCCACGAAAGCGTTTCTGGATCCCACTGCGCATTGGCGGTGATTTCCAGCCCATATTGGGATTGAAAAAACCTCGTCTTGTAGACGTTGCTTTCGATCTCCCAGAGAAGCCGACGCTGGAGAAGCGCGCCGGAAGGCAGCGGGTAGCCGGCGCCGGAGGGCGAATAGCGAAAGGAAGGCTGGACCCGGGCGTAGGAGATCGCCGAAGGGTCCAGCACGTTGCCCTCGTCTCCGTCCGTGTACAGCACGTCCGCCAAGATCACGGCGTCCGACGGCAGGGACGGATAGCTCAACGGGTCCCCTATGGTCGCAACGGGACCGGCAACCACATAGAACGAATTCAAGCTCAGTCCGGCGTTATCGATCTGATAACCTCCGTCGGTAGCCTGATTGGTAGCAACGTCGGTATCGTTGGCGTAAGTGACGCCGTTTGCGTTCCACGAATCGGTGATCGAGGTGTAGACGGTGTTCCCCAGGTCATCGACCTCGGGGTCCGATAGGGTCCGGCCATAGCGGACCGCGATCGTAACCCAGCGATAGTTGCCGGAGCCTGGCGAGGTGCTTACCGACGCTGAATCGACACTGATGTAGCCGCCCGTGGTGCCTGGGGTGCCGGTGTCGCGTATGATGATTCGCTCTCCAGACGGACCGATCACGATGCCCGGGGATACGGCAAAGCTGTTGGAGTCACCCGCGTAGGCGGAGACGTTGGCGCCGGAAACGAGGCCCGTCGAGAAGCCGTCGAGGGCGCGGCTACGGAGATCGGCTTCCACATTGTCGAAAGCCCCGTCGACTTGCGCCTCGTCCAGGACCTCGCCGAAAAACCAGTTTCGTTTGTTCATTTGGTTTCAGCCCCTAAGGATACCATTTACGCCGCGGTCGCATGGACCTCGGCCGACATAAAGCCTTCCGAGTCGCCGATTACCGGCGTTACGATGTAATATTTCGTGGTTCCGGACTCCTGCTCGTCGTCGTAACTGGTGAAGTCGGAAGAGATCTCGATCGGAGACGCGGCATTGTCGGCTTGTGGGCTTCTCGTGGCGGCCGCCGACGAACGATAAATCCGGTAGGAAGTCGCGTCGGCAACCGCGCCCCACGACAGGGAAATTTTTCTAATTCCGCCGGTGGCCGTAACGACAGGCTTTGTTAACGCGTTGGTGACCTCATTGGCTAGTAGCCCGACGGTTCCGTGCGCGGTGTTCAGACCTACGCCGTTCCAGTAACGCGTCCCGGGGGTAGGATACGCGGAAGAAAAAATTACGTTCCCGGAGATGCTGGCTCCGGGCTGGGAGGTCTCCGCCGTGAATTGATTAACCCCTGCGCGCTCGCCCTCCAAAAATTCATAGTCGGTCGCCACGCCCGAGATCAAGCGCATTACGAGACTCACGGTACCCGCGCCGAGGTCGTCGATACCGGTCCGAATGGTTGGAACTGGTCCGGTCTCCCTTGTCACCCCGGTCGCGGTCCGGATCAAGTTAGCCGGCTTCATGACCGCCAGAATGCGATCAATCTGATCGCGCTGCGTCGGGGTAAGCGGCCCCCCGGCGGCCGGTGCTGGAGAGGTCTGCCCGGCATCCGTCTGTGAGCGCACCGATGTGCCGGCCTTCACGACGAAGCGCCGCACGCGACGAGATCCTAGGCGAAACGGCACGTGCGGAGGGATCAGTGAACTTGAGCCGGCGCTGAGCGCGCCGTGATATGACCCGCCGGATCCGTTGAGGCGGCTTCCAAGGCCGCCGTCGAGGGACAGGAACTCGCTCGGCATGCCGAGGAAGAACCGGATGGCGGTCTGCACGCCGAGCGCGGTGCCCTTCAGCTTGTAAAGCTCGACCAGCGAGCCCGCCAGTCGGCGCTTCTCGGTGACCGTCAGAGGTCGCAAGAAGTCGAACGGATTGCCCAGATCCTGCAACATCAGGTCGAGAAAATTCTCGGGTGCGAGATCGCAATCGAGAATCTCGATCCACCGATCGACGTCGTTGACCAGCAAATTTAGCGGCTCTTGAATGCACGAGATGAAATTCGCTAGCTCCCCGTCGGCATCGTCCTTCTTGTTGATCGCCGGGATGTGATTCCAAAGGGAGAAGTCGCGCTCCGGAGGAAAGTCTAAGGTCTTCGAGGCGAACGGAACGAGGTTGACCACCCCGTCATTCGCGATCCCCGTCATGCCGACGACCTTGATCGAATAGACCACGCCGGGCGTAAGCTCTTGGTCGAACACGACCGTGACGCCGGCCCAGCCCGTGCCGGAGCTGACGTAGCCCGTAACGGTCTGCGGGCCGGGCTCGTAGGCTGGCGCCGAGGAGGCGAGCGCGGACCACTCCGCGCTGAGCGGCGTAACCAGATCCGCCGAGTCGGCGGCGGACCCGCCGAAACCGAAGAGCACCCGCACGGTCGACAGGTCCAGCGCCGTGGCGCTGAGGAGGTACGAGGCGGACATTTAGAGATTGTCCCCGGTGTCTCCGTTGCGGATGGCGATGTAATCCAGCCGAGGAAAGTCGCGGTCTTGGAGGGGGACATCCGCTCGGACGTTGGTCTGTACGGACGTCCACGTTCCGCCGTCCGCGATGTCGATCTTGCGCGTGGCCGAGATCAGAAGCTCGTCGAAGCCGGCGGCGATGCGGCGAACCCCGGGCGTGTCGCGCACGACGTTTTCGATATCCGAGACGGCTAGGTATCCGGCCGTCGGGTTGGAAGCCGCGCTCTCCTGCTTCAGGTAAAACCCAAAGTTGATCTTCGGGTTAGGGGCTCCGACCTCCACGCCGAGATCCTCGGCCAGGTCCGCGTCGCTGACCGTCGTCGCGAAGAACGCCAGCATCCGCCGTCGAATTTCGGCGGCAATCGTGGCCGGATCAACGCCCTTGTTGAAGTAGACGATCACGAAGATCGACAGGTCAACGTACACGGCGCGCGAGGTGCGGACTCGGAACGTCAGCGGCGCCGGAAACGCCGGACGGGCCTGCGAATCGCCAACGAAGACGCGGCGAACTTCGTCTAGCTTCGCCGTGGAAGGATAGCCCGGCGGATACCCGGTTGGCACGCAGTAGAGCACGCCGGAGTTGTCGGCGATTCCGACCGGATCCTGTTCGTGCGTCAACATGAGAGAGCGAGAGATGCCGCTCACCTCGTTGGCGTGGATCTCGAAATCCTCGCGCGCGACCGAGGTGCGCGGGGCGCGGATGGACAGCGGGGCGTTGACCTTGATCGCGGCCGCGGTTTCGCGGTCGGCGCCGCCGGACGCGGCCGACGGGTTGGTAACGATCAGGGTGACCGTGTTCGAATCGACGTCAAGGATCGTTCCGTCGACCTTCGTGATTTGGCCGGCGTCGACGTTCCCGGCGACCCCGCCGCCCGTCTTATACGTGATCGTGACGTTGGTGGTGGGGGCCCGCCCGGACACGCCGTCGCCGAAACGCACGGTGGCCCGATCGTTGTTGTCGACCGAGACGGAGAAGTGCCGATCCGTGGCGCTGGAGAAAAGGAAATTGTCCACCTCGGCGTATCCGGCGCCGTCGTCGACGGAGACGACCGAAAGGAACGGAACGACTCCGAGCACCACGGACTGATTCGGCAGGCCCGTGCCCGCATAGACCTTCGTCTCAGTCGTGCTGTTCTCCGCGGTCGCCGTTCCGCTCGGGGTGCCGGTCGTGAGCGTCAGCGGCGCGAGGAGCTGGAAGGGCAGATCGCCCGTCTTGGTGCGAATGATCTGGCCGGCCGGGATTACGCACGTCGCGGCAAGCGTCCCGTCGACCGAGATGTTGAGATCCGCTTGCGCGGCAGACGCGCCCTCAGGCGCGTACCCGAGGAGCTTGACGAGGGCGAGAAGGTTCCGCCGCTGCTGGGCGGTGACGATCCGGGACTCGGCCGCGTTGTTGTCCTGATAGTAGGCGAGCGCGTCGCCGGTCCAGCACCACATTTCGGCGAGCAGCGTCCCAAAATTGGCCGTGTTGAAGTCCGTCCAGGTCGGGAAAACCGACTTGAGCAAAGCGATCAACCGCACGCGAAGGCTATCGAAATCCTTTGCGGTGTAGTCAGAATTACGCGGTAGGATGGCCACGGTCTTAAGTGTACCTTAGAGCGTCTGCGTTAGGGTCTTCTGTTTGTTGCCGATCCGGACGGTGATCCGGAGGGCCACCTCGTTAGCTTTGGTCTTTGATGGCGGCTCGATGTCCACGAGGGCCGCAACAGGTGACCACTTACGGAGGGCGTCATCGACGTACACCCGCGCCGTCTCGCGCAGGATCGGCGTGTTGGCCTTGTGGCGCAGCCGGTCCAGGTCAGAGCCGAAGCTCGGTTCCCACGGCAGCGTGCCCCGCGCGGTGCCGAGAACTTGGCCGACGTTGGACATGACCTCTTCGTCCCCGGAGCCGGAAGCGAAATCGCTCTCGACACGGCGGAACGGCCGGATCAGACCCGTGATGAGGTTCGTCTTGGGCTTAGGGGCGGCCGCGACCGTATCGGCCGGGGCTCGGGTAGGAATGATCGACCATGTGTATTCGAGCGGCATTAGACATACACCCCTTCGATCCACACGTCGGCGGTCAACGTCGTAACCGTGGCCCCCGTATTGACCGTGACGCCAAGCGAGCCTGACGCGGAGCCGATATCGCATACGCGCCGGGCGGCCACGAGAGTTAGATCGACCTGGCTGTCCAGGACGAGAGCCGTGCCGAGCGAGACGTTGGCCACGACGCTGACTCCAGTGACGCTACCGGTGGATTTGCTGGAGCCGTCGATGCTGATACTCGGGGCCCCCGTGAGCGTGCCGGTAAGAGTCTTTATGACGACCCAAGCTTGCGTCACCGCGAAGCGCTGCGACGTCTTTCGCAGTAGGCCGCCCCCGGAGCCCAGAGGGCTTCCCGTGATGTCGGTATAACCGGTGTTCTTGAGATTTACTCCTCGGGCGACGAAACAAACCGGCCCGGGACGCTGTACGCCTGCCATTTTAATTAGACCTCATACCAAGCGGTTCCGTCATAGAGCAGCGTCAGGAATTCACCAGCCTGCATTTCGAGACTAGAGCCGGATTTTGTGCGGATCGTTTTTACCGGGTTGGTGGGGGAAAAGCCGTCCTGGATCGTGATGGTGGAATCGAACGTGAGCCGCACGCGTGAGCCGGCCTGCCAACCGGTCGAATCGATGCCCTTGATCGTAGTCGAGCCGGTGATCGTGTAGAGATTGCCGGAGGTGGTGTTATTGGTGGCGGCTCCGCCGGTGACGTACCCGGCGAGCGTCATCTCGTTCGCGCTGGCCGTGTCCGCGCCCTTGCGCTCCTGGATCCGGCCTACGGTGTAGATGCCGCCCATGGAGAGGGTGTCTTTGTCCCCATAGGTGTAGACGTTGATACCGGTGGCGCTGCTAAACGACGCTCCGTGCTGGAACGACTGATTGAAATAGTTAAATTGGCACTCACCGGTCGAGCCGTTTGGTTGCAAGCCGGGAAGAATAAGAGGAATCCAGCGACTAGCCGAGCCTGAATAGCGAAACAGAAACGACTGCCCCGGGAAGCACGTGGGATAATAACCCGCCGAAGAGGCGCCGGAATACTGTTCGGCAAAACGGTTCGCGGCTGATGAGGTGCCGGCTTCGATTGCGATTTGGAACGTCGTGGTTCCGCCGTTTCGAATGATTACGATCCGTCCGTCGACTCCACCCTGTAGGCCTCGGACCAGATTGAAGCTGGCCGAGCCCGTCACGTTGATCATCAGACAGTCGGCGTATCCGGTAGGGGCCCAATCCTCGTAGAACCCGCCCGCGGCGTCGATGATAGACCCGCCCCACGACGCCGAACCCGTAGACTGCGGCGCGTTCGCCGCTCGCACGAACCCGACGCATCGCCAATTGCCGGAGCCTTCGGATCGAAAGATCCCGATGTCGCCGGCCGCGGTGATGATGTTAGCGGCGCCCGGCAGGATCAGCGACGTCGCGTTGTGGGTAAGCGTCAAAACTCCGTCGAACACGAGGACGCGCTCGGCCCCGGCCGCGACCGTTCCGAAGGCCGTGATCGTTGTGGTGCCGGTTATGTGCGCGAGCGTGCCGGTTGCCGTTGACAGATCCGTTGTCGACGCGGAAGCGATGTTTGTCGACTTCGTGTTTAGGTTGTCGGCGGCCGCTACGGCTGAGCTGGCATTCGTGCCTCCGTCCGCGATAGCAAGATCGGTGATGCCCGTGACGGAGCCGCCCGTGATGGACACGCTCGCGGCCGCTTGCGTCGCGATCGTGCCAAGTCCGAGCGTCGTGCGCTGCGCGGACGCGTCGGCGTCGTCGACGAGGGCGCGGCCGGCCGCGGTGAAGGTCGCGAGGGAGGCCGTCCCCGAGCCGGTGAAGTACGGCAAGCGATCGGCGGCCGAGGTCAGGCCAGCGATCGCGGCAAGCTCGGCGTCCTGCGCCTGGACGTCGGTTCCGATGACGAGACCCAGCGTCGTGCGCTGCGCGGACGCGTCGGCGTCGTCGATCAGCGCGCGCCCCGCGGCC